AACTCTCCGGAAGTTTTGGGTATCTCCAGCACGCAGCGGATCAAAGCCGCTTGCGCTTGGATCTTTGAGATAATCATATCGACCCGTAACCGGATCAATTCCGCTTCCAGCTAGTGCCTCTCCAGACTGATAGCTGGGGAACATACCAACGTCGCCTTGAGCAAACCTACCCGCAGGATCGACAGACTGACTAAAGAACGTGCCAGTGCCTCGAGGACCAAAGATGCCTTGAGCAAGAGGGTTCTGGGCTCCGGAAGAGAACAAATTGCTGGCTGCGCTAAAGGGTGCGGTAAGACCTTTGCCAAGGCCTGTCGCAAACCTTCCACCAAACGTTGACCCAGCTGCTGGTGTTCCAGCACCAATAAAGTCACCTACGCTAGTGCCCTGTAAAGCACTACCTATTCCAGAAGTAAGGGCGCTACCAGCGTAACTAAGAGCAGCCGACTTCAGCGCATCGCCCCATGATCCGCCTTGAAGCTTTGTAACAAGTCCTGATGCGATGATGCCGCCGATACCCGGCGCGATTATGTTGCCGATAATAGGCGCAGCAATCGGCGCGATCTTCTTTACGACCTTTTTGATGGCCCGGAAGATTTTCTTAAAGAAGAACTCGGGCTGTCCTGTAATCGGGTTTATAGAGTTGAGTGCGTTGCCCACTACGTAACGATTAGGGTCTTCAATACCCATCATCGTCATCTGGCGGAATAGGTCCTGTTTTAAGCCGGGGTTTTCGTCAAAAACCTCCTTGGGGATCATCGTTTCCCCTTCTGCGGCGTGAACCATGTAGTTGTCGCCGTAACGACCAAGAGTAGCCAAACCACTTGCCAAAGCTTGGGCGGAAGGTTCGCCGGAGTATTTAGGAGAAGGGTTTATCATCACGATAGCTCCAGAACATTTGCAAAGACTTGAATCTTTGACGCGGTAGCGCAGTTAAATATAAGCGTGTCGCCTGTCTCTAAGACAAAAGGCCCAGTAAATGACACGTCTGCGGTAGCAGAAGTAGAGGCTAAAGTAGCCAAGGTGATCTTCTGCAAAATTACCGTTGCCGAAGCGGAGCTATCGGTTATCTTGCACAGTACCACTATAGATCCTGTATGGCTATTGTATAAATTTATGTTCTTTACAAGGGCTTGAGTAGCCGCAGGACACGTATAGACGACCACATCCCCCGTAGCTCCGATGGTCGTCACTATATTTTTGTATGCGGATGCCATCAGTCCATAAACCAGTTTAAACCGTTGGTGTCATCTTCCCCGCTAACCACAGCCGGAAAGTCTATCTTCGTAAGAGCCATCTCAAGATCACGTAAAATGCGGACAAAAGTGTCCGCATCGTACTCATCAGGAGCCATCGGCATACTGTGATCGAGCAGACTTGCCATTACCGCCTTCCGTCTGGACGAAAATCAAGGCGAAGATCGCCCAGCGTCCACGTTATATCCGTTGTAGAACTCTCAACTCTAAGCGCGACCTGTCGCGACCTGCTTCTAAGAAATGCCTGCTGCGTAGTCGCCGTTACCGCATTGGTAGAATTGGTGGTCAGACTGTCGCCAGGATAATTCCGCGTCTTTAATATGTAGTTTACCGAAGCCTCCGCATCGCTGCTGGTAATGTCGATGTCCGGAACCAAGCGGCTTACAAACATAAACTGGTCGCCGTCGCCTATATCAAAGTCAGCAGATTCGATAAACGAAGTCATGGGTGATCCGTCGTTATCATCGCCGGTCTCGTGGACATAAACAAAGTTCGTGCCGCTAGCGATACCGGAGGCTCTTGGATTGTTGTGTATGCCGTAGTCAACCCAAGCTGTCCTCGACAACGTACCCAGATCCCAAGTGTTTTCTGTAAAGTTAAACTTAACGTAGCGGTCTATCTCCGTCGCATCGGCGCTTGGATAGAACCAAAACACCTCGTCAAACATCTTGTTGGAAGCGGCGAAGCATTTAAAACTCTGCTCCAAGTTGATGTCGTCAAACACATAACGCAAAAGAGTGCAGGGGATAGTTTGAACGCGGCCCGTGTAAACGTAGAAGTTCTCCCGGTCCATCCAAAAGACTTTGTCGCCCACCGTGGTTACAGCGTTGGGGCCAATAATAGACACGTTGTTTGCCAGCATACTGAAACCAAACGTAAACGGAGGCCCCGTAAACCGCATGGCGTGAAGCGACGTATCCGTCCAGATCAACATTTCCTGCCGGGTCTTCTGCGCCGATATAATTTCGGAACCAGAAGATATCCGTTGGGAACCTGCCGTATTCGTTGCAGTAGGCGTCCAATCAACAGGATTCTCTTGGTCGGACCAGCGAACCATTAACAAGTCTTGATCCGCTTCACCCAAAGGATTACAGCCAAAACAGACAACATGTCTGTCCGCGCCGGAAATCATAATCCGGCGCGTTATCGTCGGTGCATCTGAAGAACCTGATTGAGAAGCAAGGTCCGTGGCCCGTGAACCAAGGCCAAGTGTTTTATCCCAGTAGTACGGAGTTCCGTCATAAACGTTTAGGAGAAGATCTTCTCCCCAATTGTCTTGGCTATACAAGCGAATGTTAGAGCCCGTGTTAGCAGCGGTACTGGAAGACTCGCCCCATCCTACAAAGTCGTTCGCTTCCTTAACATCTACGCCGTCATCGTGGGCTGCTGCTGTAGTGCCTCGAACACCGCGAACAACGCCTGCGTTGATTGTATGGGTAGATTTTCCTGTGTATTGGATCAACTCGCTGTCGATCAGCATCAGCCCAACGAAGGTTACTGAAGCTCCGCTGGATGACGTTGCCGCAGTGGTGCCGTCGTCGGCGCGGGTAAGATCTCCAAATACGTTACCTACATTGGTGCCGTATCGTATCTTCTCGCTGCCAATCAGTATTGTTCCCTTGCTTGGAAACCCGCTGGAGTCCGCAACCGGTATTGAAGAACTTATGACCGTTAAGTTTGCGCTGGTGGTGGTTGCAGCAGTTTCAAAAGAAGCGGCGCTCGTGAGCGTAAATGAAGTAACGCTAGCGTCTATACCACCAGCGTCATTAAGCGTGGTCTGGGCGTAACCCGTAGACAAACCACTCCAGAGACCCGCACCAAAACCTGTGCCACTAACAACCGTGTTAAGACCTGTGTTGATCTGGTAGTTAGCGATAACAGCAGATCCGCCTCCCGCAGTGCTTCCGGAAGAGGCTGTTCCACCCGTGGTAATCTGGTAACTGTTAGAATCAACTACGGTGACTTGATGTTCCGTGTTTAACTGCGCGGCAGTTATACCATCCGTAGTAGTCGCACCGCTAAAAGTAACAAAGTCACCTGTTACCGCTCCATGCGCTGCTGCGGTTACCGTGACTACAGCAGAACTTGCTGCACCCGTTTTCAACGGGTTGGACCCAAGCGTAGCCGTAGACCGTATTGGAGTGATGTCGTTGTAACCACCACCCTCTTCAATATAGAACTTGGTTTCCGTGCCAAGGCCCATGAATTTGGATCCGTCGAGCGCCGCCCAGACGTGCAAAGAACGACCCGTGCCGTCTATGGTGTTGCTGCTCAGACGCTCCCAGCCGCCCATCTTCTCAGGACGACCCTTACGAAACCGTATCAAGTCAGAATTAAACCAGCCGTTCTCGTCACCGTAGGACGTAGTCTCGCGGTTTACTCCAGGTCTAAACTGTATTTTAGACAGAGGCATTTGCTAGCTTCCCAACACAGGCCAATCATAAAGAATACCAGACTTATTGCCGTCCGCGTCCCACGCTAGGAACAGCGCAGCTACGGCAGCAGTATTAGCAGCACCGTCGATTGCACTTTCCATCGCGGTGGCTTTTGTGCGGATCGCATCACGCCAAGTCTGGATGTTGCTAGGAATGGCAGTAGTCTTTTCAGACTTGCGCGTCACCGCCCAATCGGTCTGTGCAAGCAGAGAACCCTGCTGCTTTTTAACTTCTGCCTTTAGCTGAGAGCGGACCCCCGGCTCCATGATCTGATTGCCGTCATCATCGTTGACCGGGTTTCCATCGTCGTCTACCACGCCGACATCGGTCAGGCTTTTAGCCGTTTTTGAGATCGTTACACCGTCAGCCTCGTAGCCCCAATGGTATAGGCGACTGTCCGGCGGCGTCTCCGGTGTTACCTCAGTTAGGCCAGCAGCAGCTTTCTCGCTAGGCGACCAGATGTGCCAGTTCCGAGGATGCGTGATACCGTTGTCATCGGTCCACGCTTTGTGTTCCTTAATAGTTCTGCCGGAGTATTTCCACATAATCTTGTCCTATCTTGCTGTCGCTGGCGCTGCGCCGTCACCGCCAAATGGGTTTTCTGCGAATGCCATGTAGATGTAGGTGCTGCCGGAGCCATTTGTTTCTGTATCACTGCCTCTAATTTTCAAACCATTTGACAGAAAATCGCTGTGCTGTGCAGTACCGCTGCTTTCTGCGCCATTTGAATTAGCTGCTAACGTCAGGCCGTTGACATTATATGGTACTCTTTCGTTATCCCACATTTTCCAATCACTAGCAGCGTTAGTACGCTTGGTCATCACAAAGGCAGGTTTAAATCCCGTGTACACAAAAGGACCATCTGTCGATCCATTGCCCGTGTAACTCCCGAAGCTGCTATATCCGGGAACTTCTGCAAAGCAGTAAGCCACATGCACTCCACTTGCCTTGTTAGCACCGTCTGTTGTGCCAAGAGAAAATACGCTACTGGTCGGAGTGGTATCTTGGAAAACTGCTTGCGTTGCTTTAGCGTTTGTTAAATTTAAGTACAGGTTTCCATCATTCCCAACACCCTCGTGATAGACGATCCAGCTTTCAGTGTTGGTTGTGTCTTTGATAAGAATCATCTTAGGCACTGCACCCAAGCCATGCCCTACCGTGGCATTTGATCCTGTCCCGGTATATGTGTTGATGCTAAATCCAGCCGTTTGGTTAACTGAAGTTGTCGTTGTATTTATGCTGCCGTCTGTATTACTGCTTCCCGCAGCGCCTTGGGTTTTCCACTGCCACGCGACATACGTTCTGCCCGAGCCGTTATAGTTTACATCTGTCGTGTCGAGGTCAAAGCCGTCTGCCTCAAACGTAAGCTGCGCGGTGCCATCTACATCTGCCGGATCAGCTTTATTGGAATAAATCCGTGAGGTGGTCCCTCTAGCTACATCCCACATCACATGATTGTCGCCGTTTGATCTGGGGGCAAGCCACAAAAAATCTGGTTGAAAATCTCCTGCGTTCGCATCATTAGTGATGGCGTGTCCGCTGCTACCGTTGCCTGTGTAAAGTTGAGTGTGGAAGTACCCGGACCCATCTTTGATAGATGGTTCGGGAAGGTTGGCGGTATTAAGGGCCGTAAAGCCTGTAGGCGGTGTTGCTGCAAACGCTGCCTGTCCAAAGTTAAATGCCATGCCGCCAGAACCAAATTGGCTTGCAGCAAATCTATATTCTGTATTAGCTGTTATACTAATTGCGCCCTGACTTGCACCATCTTTGAAAAAAGTAATTTCGTTGTCGTCCAAGTTTAACGCCATAGCAATCACATCGCCATTTGCATAAGAAGCGCCGTAACTGCTTTGCGAATTATTGCTTTCTTTTACACCGCTATCTACATAAGCAAAGCTATTAGCGTCGTCCCCGACATGACCATTAGACCCGGTGTAATCCTCGTTGTCGTCAGGTATAATCCCGATACGGGCATTGCTTCCAAGTGTGGCGTTACAAGTGACCTCGCAATAATACTTCCCACTGGTTGCAGCTATCGTGCCGGATGCTGTTTTATGTGTGCTGGTGCTGCTGGTCGTGAATTGAAGATTGCCGTCGGACAGGCCCGTTGCATCCTGCTGGATCGGGTTTAAGGTGCAGTGATTGTTAGTCGGGCTATCATTAACCTGATCCGCCGCTGCTAGGCCACTGCTAAAAAAGTTATTTCCTAGTGTTGAATTGTCTACCCAAACAACTTGACCAAGATCGGCTGCGGCATCCCCTTGAGCTATCGCAATACGAACAGTGTTTGTGCTTGTTTGAGAGAACGTATGGACATCAGAGCCATTACGAATAAGTTTAATTGTCCCGCTGCTACGGGTCATTTTCCAAGTGTCGCCATCAGCGATTGTCGTAGCGTTTACCTGAACAGCCCCGCCATAAAAAATATCTCTGTTAGCAGATACCGATGATGTCTGTATGTACCAACTATCAGTCATGTTTTGCATGTTGCCAGCAGATGAACTGTCACTAAAAGTTCCGTCTTCGCCGGTTTCGTACACACCAATGACAAAGTTAGCCATATTGTTGTAGCGCCACGAAAATTCAAAGTCTCCGGTAAACGTATCAGCAGTTCTTATCGCCTTGTTGTCTGTGTCCGCTTCAAGACGGCCATTACTGTAAGTGTAGCTGCCTGTCGCACCAGTATACTGAGATGCGGCATAGCTAATTACCTGATCTCCAGAGATTCTAACGTCTTCTCCGAGGGCGGTAGAATCAGCACCTGTGAGGTAGTAGCCGCTGGTTCCGTAAGCACCGCTGTACTTCTTCGGAATCCACACACCATCGTCGTTATACTCACCAAAATCTGTTGGAGATTTTGCTGTCCCGTCTACAAAATTTATCTCAGCTATGTACCCACTAAAATAACCATTGCTGCTATAGGCACCTCGCCCAATGTTGTGGGCAATAGCAGAGTTAATTACAAGATCATTGTTTTGGCTTGGGTAAGTTTCAGTTCCAAACGCCGTGACCTGTGAGCCGTTTACGTAAAGTTTGATGCGATTAGCCTCTGTTCCTTGCGTGGTATCGTAAACAAGAGCGAAATGATACCAAGCACTAACATCTCTAAAAAGCTGCGTTGTAATTAGATTGCTTTGAGTGCTGCCCTCATAATCGGAAATTCGCAATGTGTCGTCCGACTGACCGAACTGCATAATGAAATCGTTGCTTCCACCGTCACCAGCCGACAAAATAATTTGGGGAACAGAGCCGTTAAAAAGCTCTGCTCGTTTAACCCAAGCTGAAAAAGTCCATGTTTTACGATTAGAGGCGAGAGGCGTTCTGGCTAAAAAAGCAGAATCATCGTCATTAAAACGAATAGACTGACTTATCTCGTAGTCCGCTCCAGCGTTAGCCAGCCATTGTGAGCCGAACATTGTCATTAGCTGAACGCCAACTGCGGTGCGCCTAGCTGGATACTACCTGACGCCTTGACGAAGTATGGGACTACATCGACTGCATTTGCTGCGGTACTTAGTGTAATGCCGCCTCCAGCGGGGCTTTCGTAATCCGTTCCAAGGCTAAGAGTTCTAGAACCCGTTCCGTCTTGGATGAACACGAACACACCAGATTGACCTACCGATTCCGTAGATGGGTTAGCCAAAGTCACGCTTCCCGTAAGAGTAAGCACAAAGTTCTGATGAGCGGCGAAATCAATCGTCACACTGCCAGTGTTGGACGTATCCGTGTCCGTAGCGGCTAAAACAACGGTGCTTGCGCTGACCGCGCCTGTGACCGTAACCCCTCCGGTATTGGTCGCAAGTTTGGCAGCGGAGTCAAAATAAAGCGTTACCGCGCCATTATCTGCGCCCAAAATAAAGTTTTCGTCGCGGTCACTATTAGTAATGTACATGCTGTCGCTGGCAATAAACAACGCACCAGCACCGTCATTATCAATATGGCTGTGGGTTCCGTCGTGCCAGATTTTTAAGTCAGAACCCGCACCAAACATAGCCCTTGCATTGTCTGGAAACAGGATGTCGTCGGTGCCTGTCGGGACGGTGAAAACCGTACCATCAGCATCGTTCTTTAAAGTGATATCGGAGGTGCTGCCCTGCCCGGTAAGAATTAGACCTTCAGCAGCCGTGTACCCCATCGCAGCGTTATCGCCAGCGGAAGTGTCGCCATCAGCCTGTACGGTAGAGGCTGTTACATCTCCTACGATGTCAACGCTAGTACCACCTGTCGCAATCGTGATAACGTCCGCGTCCGCGTCATTCTTGATGGTAACGTCATTCGTGCTACCCTGGCCGGTTAGGATCAGACCTTCAGAAGCAGTATAACCTATAGATGCTGCATCACCTGCTGCGGTGTCAGCAGTTGCTGAAATTGTACCAATTTGCAAGTCTGATAGCGCATTTACAACCGCAGCACCGGAACCCGCGCCATCCATATAGACAACCGCCGACTTTCCGTTGGCTACGGTTATATTTGCACCGGAACCCTGTGTCAGAATTACGGAATAGGGTCCGCTAGATCCAGAATCTGTAGTGGCGTTTATGATTATAAAGAAGGCGGACGTTGTATTTGGAGCCACCGTAACCGTGTTGTTCGCCCCAAGGGCTCCTGTAAACTTTATAACACGGTACATGCCGTCCTGAAGATTCTCGGTGCCTGAACCAGGAGAAGCTTCTCGAACAGTCAGTGTATGAGTAGATCCAGAAAGCCCCACTGCTTTATAGGAGGCAATGCGGTCCAGAATATCTAGGTTGTGGTTCGTAGTATCGCCCCAAGCTCCGGACTGTTCTCCGGAGCCTATCTTTTCGATACCAAAGCTAGTTGTGTATGATGATGCCATAATTTTATTCCTATGCCGCTATCTTAGTCCAATTCGGCGTCTGCGTGTAAGTTATTGGATTCCAGCTTGCCGTTTGTCCGGGATCTATTTCTTCCCAAATAAGAACTCGGCCAACCGCAGTTGATGCCTGCACTCCCGTGACTGGGACCGTTATGTCTACCTGCGTGCTTCCGATTGCTGTGGCCGCAACAAGACCTGTTGCGGAGAAGTTTGCATCGCCTGTTGCAACCGCAGTTCCGATAGCAGCAGCCGCTTGGACTCCCGTGACCGGAACCGTTATGTCTACTTGTACGCTTCCAACCGCAGCAGCCGCAGAAACACCCGTAACCGGAACCGTAATGTCTACTTGAACACTACCAACCGCAGCAGCCGCAGAAACACCCGTAACCTCTACAGTACCCGGAGTATTCCAAGCACCAGAGTTCCAAGTTCCCCGTCCCCAACCACCGAGATTAGCGTTAGACATTAAGCAATCCTAATCAATGCGTTATTGGCATCATTTGCAGGCATTGTAATAGTGAAATCACCCGCGCTGGACGACTTGTCTGCGCCAAAGTTAATAACGCAGACCGAAGGTTTAGCGGCATGTGTGGTATCACCAGCCGTTCCTGCGTTTGCCAAGGTAGAGTTGTATATGAGAGCCCCTCTCGCACTACTAATTGTAGATGTTGAGAACGTCACATCAGCCATATCGATAAACGCCGTGGGAACAGAACTACTGTTGTCGCCAAGACCAATTGTGGCACTTGATATAGCAGCACCACCAGCCGAATAGTTAGTCCCACTGACTTCATTGCTCGTCGTATACCCAGTGGTGTCTACGTCAATAGACGAACTGTTCGTAAACATAGCCAGCTTGAATGTATCTGCTGCTATGGAACTTCCGTCCCCACGAGAATGTGTGGTCCAAAAATGGATTCCTGCGTTGATTTCCCGTTTGTACGTGCCGCAAATACCAGATGTTCCTACAGCCATTACAGCCTCCTTATAATCTCGGCCATGTCGTCATGACCCTGTTGCTTCATCAAAGCCCAAATAGTCGTTCTCTCACTTTGACACATCCTATTCATATAAAAGACTAGCACTTCTTTCAAACGCTCTCTATGGGCATACGCTTGTTCTCGTATGACAGGCGGCGCGGTGTCCGAGACCGTCATTATTTTGTTTAACGCCATCTCAGCCATCTGTTCAGGAGAATGACCACGATTATCTGTGGTAAATACTAAAGCATTACCTATTTCTCCGGCGCTAACCGAATCAGACATTACGCAACATCCCTTCTAAGACGGTCATACCTATATTGATCTCGCGTCTGGAGTCCCTCGCCAAGATTCTTCAGCCACTGCAACGATTCTTGGAATCGTTGGTTATACAAACTCAAAAGGTCTGCCTCGCCTTTCATAAACGTATAGGCTTCAACTAAGGAGCCGTACAAGAGAGCAAGTTCTGCATTATCACCCAGCCAAGTGGTTCCACTAGCAGTCGTTGTTATAGAATCTGGACGATAGAAATAGTGAAGTTCCATAGTAAAATTGTCATTGGGAGTAGGGGCTAGGAGAAAAGTAGCCTCGTCCCAATCAGCGTAGTATTGAGGTACTCCCGTTGTGGCGGGGTTAGGTGTGTAATCTTGGAGCATGGTAGCTTGCTTGTATAACAGAAACTCTTTGTTGGAAGAGTTTATGACGCTCAACGAATTTTGAGACAAGAAATCAGAAGGTTTTTGCAAGTAGGAATTACCGCTAGAAGCCGTGCCCTGAGACGATTTACGAAACACATCCAACTGGGATTCTTTTAGAATTCGTTCTTCTGCGTTAAGAATGAATCGAGGCAACTGATTAACGAATGTCGTTTCAGTGCTTTGAACGTAATCCTGTATCGCTGTTTTTAGCGTGGTAAAGGTGTAGGCCATTTAGAGTTCTCCGCTAGGTTATGTATCCATTACCCAAGTCAACGACAGGCAACGCGGGTAGGGTTACGGGACCAGCAGAAGAAACTCCTCCTCCGCCACTTAAATTTCCAACGGTTGCTGTTCCGCTTGAGGCGGAAAATGTATAGAAATCAGCGTCGGGGTCAC